AAAGGGTTATAACATCTATTAAAAAGTTTCATTAAGTAAACAAAGAAAATAATAAGAAACATAATAAATAACCATTCAATAAAACAGGCGAGGTTTACCGAGCCATAGGAGCAACAAAATGAGTATTAATCACAAAGATGTTTGTCACTTAATAGGAATGACTGAACAAGAATGTATGAGTTGGACGCACACATTCACCCCCGCCCATAAAATGTTTATATCTGAAGACGGGTATTTAGGTTGTATTTATACTGATGGTGATGATGGATTAATGTTATTTAGCACTGATTGCGAATGCTTTGAAGATGAAGGTGTTAGTGTACAAATCAGCGGTAATTACTGCGATATTGATTTTGCATCAATGCATGAAATACATACAAAACTATCTGGTTGGGAAGATTAAATCAAAACTATAGGGGAAGCACAATGATTGCAATGCGAGAAACATCTACTGATCGCTCACATGAACAAAGGCTTTTAGTAGCGATGGCTAGGCACTTAAAGTGTCAATATAAACAATCACCTAATTTAAAAAAATACAGGCTAGACGGTTGGTTTCATGACGGCAGGGAACCTGACAGTCGCGGTAACATGATTGGGTGGGCAGAATGTAAGTGGTATGGCGATGGGAAAAAAGCATTTTGTGCTTTAAATGTACCTAAGTATATGGAGATTCTTCACCTTAGTCAGACCACAATGCTTCCGTCTTATTTTATTTTTAGAGAAGACAATAGGTTTGGGTTTATAGTAGTGCATGATGGTGTTATGCATAGGGCTAAATTCAACGTTATTCAAACAGGCGGCACTGCACAAGGCAGAAAACCGAACCCTGATGATATTGAGCCGTTAATTATGTTTGAAAAATCTGAAATTATTTGGGGAAACTAATGATATTAAATACTGGGGCTTCATGGGAGCCAGAAGAAAACGATGTGATTGCTTGGCAACGTGCATATAAGGCAGTCGATGTTTATCAAGAATTAGCGGCAATGGAATCATGGTTAGATGCTAACCCAAGCCGTAGAAAAACCAAAGGTGGTATTAAACGCTTTGTTAATTCGTGGTTAGCTAGAGCGCAAGATAAAGGCGGTTCCCCAATGGTTAGGCAAAGCAATCAAGGCACTAGCCTCAGAGGAATGACTATCGACATGGCTTTGTCTGACCTTACTTGGGTAGACCCTGAACACATCCCCCGCATGAAAGAATTTTATCTGCAAAAATATGGACATTACTTTTTAAATGGAGAATTACATGGCCGCTAAAAACGACCCTCGATTAGTTGCATTCAAAGGTCAACACCCTTTTTTCTTAGAAGGAACCCTTTACAGCTACAACGAATACGCTGATTACACTCAACAACATTGCGAATTAGGGGGCGTTATTCGTTCCACAATGAAAGGTCGGCTTCGTGACAAGCAATACTGTGAGCCTAAACACCTAAAGCACGTTGATGTATACACTGGGGCAAACAGAGAAGGTCAAGGGTGGTGTAAAGAATTAAGAGAAAAGGCATTGACTGCTTCAAGGCTTGAAACTCAGCAGGACGTTTTATCCATGAAATGGCTGAAAAGGAAATTAGTTTGACGCAAGGTGATTTTATTAAAGTAGATGGACGCGTGGACATAGAGAAGCGCGTTCAGTATTTAACCAAAAGAATGCACGAGTGGGACTACACCACCCCCTTGACTATTGTTTTAAAGCCTTATTTTAACCCTCGTAGTATCAATCAAAATGCTTTATTCCATATGTGGTGTCGAGAAATGTCAGATCATTTTATTAAAAAGATACCCACTATCACACCTGATAACATGAAGCTGATGCTAAAGATGAAGTTTCTAGGGTTGGAAGATATCAAAGTTGGTAAGACTATTATTCAAAACCAAGTAAAGCACAGTAGCACTTTGGATAAGGGCGAGATGGTACATTTCTTAGATCAGGTGTATCATTGGGCAAGAGACAATGGGGTTTTGCTTACCGTTCCATCGGATAGTGAATATCAGAAGTTAAAAAACCAACAGGTGATGTGATGATAGTAGGCGGGAGAATTGATCCGAGAGTGCTAAAGGAATTCGCGGAGAGTGACAGGCAACATGAGGTTATTGATGCGGTTATCAAACAAGGCTCAGCCACCAAAGCCGCTAAATTTTTAAACATCAACAGACGCTCCGTGGATAAAATGCTTGAACGGTTAGAAGGTAAAGCCGCGAAAGAAGGTATTGCTCCTCACAGAGACTTAACCCACCAGACAGCGGAAGGTTTCCAAGCCAAAAGGATATCAACAGCTTACAAGGAAGACGGCTCAGTTGCGTTACAGTGGGTGATCCAAGAACCAGATAAGCAAAGCCTAAAGCAACGCCTTGATTTCATGCTAGAGGGCATTAAGGACGATCTAACAGGCTTTAAGAAAGCAGTCAAAGCACCCGCCAAAGTAAACTCAGATTATCTAGCCATGTATATGGTAGGCGATCACCACTTTGGAATGCTTGCTGATAGTGAAACGAAGTTAGATGATGATGATTGGGACGTAAAGATAGCCAGTCAAATACTGTTAGATTCAGCTGAGCGACTTGCCAACAGGGTAGGCGATGCAGAGATTGGCGTATTGTTAAACGTGGGCGATTTCTTTCACGCTGATTCTAGCAAGAATGAAACCACAGCAGGAACAAGGGTCGATGTAGATACTAGGATAGGCAAGACATTTAAACTGGCAGGTAGGCTATTTCAAATACTAATAGACAAAATGCTTAAAACCCACAAAAAAATTGTGGTTATTAATGTGCGCGGCAATCACGATTCAGATATGGCTTGCCACCTGTCTAGCTGTCTTGAGATTCTTTATGATGCAGAGCCTAGAGTTGAGGTCTTGCCAAACTACTCCAAGTTCATACATTACCAATGGGAAAACAACCTATTCGTTTTCCATCATGGGGACAGAATCAAACATGAGCAAATTTTACAAACGGTAATTAAGAACCTTGATGATGAATGGAGCCAAAGCAAGAATCGGTATTGTCATTTGGGTCACATCCACCACCATGTCGCAAGAGAAGTGGGTTCAATGCATTTTGAACACTGGGGAAGTCTTACTGCTACAGACCAGTGGCATTCAGATTCGGGGTACGGCGCAGAGCGTTCTATGACGGCTGTTGTTTATCACAAAGATCACGGTGAAGATTCACGCGTCAAAATCAAGGCAGGTTCATGAGTAATGTTATTAAATTACATTCAGGGTCAGGTCTTATTAAAAAACTATTCTGTGATTGCGGTCATACGTTGGAATACTGGTTAGGGGATGATGAATGCGCTTATGGGCTTTGTCCTGTTTGTGATCTACAATCACCTGTAGAACTTATAGTTAAAGGGGATGAAGAATGGATGCATTAAAAAACCAAATCGGTGGGGATCATTATAAGTCGATGAGCATACAACCCATTGAATTTATACACAAAAACTCTATTCCATACCATGAAGCGAACGTGATCAAGTACGTTTGTAGGCATAAGAATAAAAACGGCAAGCAGGATTTGCTGAAAGCCAAGCACTACATTAATTTGCTGATAGCGGCAGAATACCCAGAAAAGGAAGAGGAAAATGGGGACTCGTAAAAAAAGGACGATTGCCCAAGAAGTAGACATGGCCGCTAAACTTCTACAACGCTATGTAAGGCTGAAAGCATCCGATGACAACGGTTATTGCCAGTGCGTTAGTTGCGGAAGGATAGCACATTACGCGACTATGGATGGCGGGCATTATTATAGCCGTCGGCATATCAGGTTGAAATGTTTTGAAGAGAACGTGCATCCCCAGTGCAAGCGGTGCAATATGCTGATGAGCGACCCTGTTATCAATGACTCGTACAAGGCATTTATGGTTGATATGTATGGCGAAAGAAGAGTAAAGGCCATGAAAAAAATAACTTATTTGCCGCCTAAAAAGTTCAATCGTGATGAAGTGATCCAATTTCAACGCGAAATCAAGGAAAAGATCGGCCAAGAACTGTACAGAATCGGCGATATGTAAACTATTTTGTTTATTCCCTTTACATTTAGGTTAAAATAAATAATAATAAAACCTCAATCAATAAAGAAAGGGCAATAAAATGACAGATTACAACGGTTGGACTAATCGCAACACTTGGTTAATTAATCTTTGGTTTGGCGAAATCATCAGGGAAGAGTTAGAAGAAGATGCGGCTTTATCTCCTGACAAATTAGAAAATATGGTAATGGATGTTATTCAAGCAGAGGTGGAACTTTCTTCATTAATGCTCAGAGACTTTTTAGATTTTGAAAGCATTAACTGGCACGAATTGTGGGAAACTATTTGCCTTGATATATTTGTAGGGGGTGAAGCATGAAAATTAACGAATGTTGTTTATCTGAGTTAAAGGCAAGAAAATCTAAGCAAGATAACAGGCTTAACTGGGTGTTAGCGGGTGTTGCTTTAGTCTTGTATTGCGTAGCGTCTAACATGGCGTTTAATGATTGCATCAATCTGGGGGTGTGCTAATGAAAATTAATACAAGGGAAAAATTACAAATATTAATTTTTGGATTAAATGCAGGAAGAAATTTAGATGTTTCATATATGGGAGGTCATAGATTAAAAGATGGTTCTTTTTTTCCTATTTTTTCAAATGACGAATTAGAATTTAATCTAAAACTAGATGGGACTATCAATTCAGATATTGATGATTCGAGCGAGACATCTGATATGTATGCCGCTAAGGGTTGCATTGCATACTCAATAGAAGAAGCCAATGAGTTATATGCTAAGATGTTTAAAACAAAAAAAATCAATCTGGGGGTGTGCTAATGTCTAGGGAACTAATTAAACAAAACCTCGAATTGCAAATAAGCAATATTCAACCTAGATACAAGAATTGGGATGGCGATTTAATCGACCTAAATGATT